ACCGCTAGTTCCTGAAGAACCGTCAGTTCCGTTTGAACCACTTGTTCCTGAAGAACCGTCAGTTCCGTTTGAGCCAGAAGTTCCTGAAGAGCCATCTGTTCCGTTAGAACCTGAAGTACCTGAGCTACCATCTATTCCTGAAGTACCTGAGCTACCGTCCGTTCCGTTAGAACCTGAAGTACCTGAAGTACCTGAAGAACCGTCTGTACCGTTAGAACCACTAGTACCTGAAGAACCACTAGTTCCTGAAGAACCATCTGTTCCATTGCTACCACTAGTTCCTGAAGAACCATCCGTTCCATCAACACCACTTATTCCTGAAGTTCCTGAGCTACCATTTATTCCTGAAGTTCCTGAGCTACCATCTATACCACTAGTTCCTGAAGAACCGTCTGTACCATTACTTCCTGAAGTTCCTGATGAACCGTCTGTACCGTTAGTTCCTGAAGAACCGTCCGTACCATTTGAACCTGAAGTTCCTGAGCTACCATCTATACCACTAGTTCCTGAAGAACCGTCTGTACCATTGCTACCACTTGTTCCTGAGCTACCATCTATTCCACTTGTTCCTGAGCTACCATCTGTTCCGTTAGAACCAGAAGTTCCACTTGAACCATCTGTACCATTTGAGCCAGAAGTTCCTGAAGAACCATCCGTTCCATTAGAACCTGAAGTTCCTGAAGAACCATCTATACCGCTAGTTCCTGAGCTACCATCTATACCACTAGTTCCTGAAGAACCGTCTATACCTGAAGTTCCTGAGCTACCATCTGTTCCATTTGAACCACTAGTTCCTGAGCTACCATCTGTTCCATTTGAACCACTAGTTCCTGAGCTACCATCTGTTCCATTAGAACCTGAAGTTCCTGAAGAACCATCTGTACCATTGCTACCACTTGTTCCTGATGAACCATCTATACCGCTAGTTCCTGAAGAACCATCAGTACCGTTTGAACCAGAAGTTCCTGAGCTACCGTCTGTTCCATTACTACCGCTAGTTCCTGAAGAACCATCTGTACCGTTTGAACCAGAAGTTCCTGAACTACCGTCTACTCCACTAGTTCCTGAACTACCGTCTACTCCACTAGTTCCTGAAGAACCGTTTGAACCAGAAGTTCCTGAACTACCGTCTACTCCACTAGTTCCTGAAGAACCATCTGTACCATTTGAGCCTGAAGTTCCTGAACTACCGTCTACTCCACTAGTTCCTGAAGAACCGTTTGAACCTGAAGTACCTGAGCTACCGTCTGTTCCATTAGAACCTGAAGTACCTGAGCTACCATCTATTCCACTAGTTCCTGATGAACCATCTGTACCATTTGAGCCTGAAGTTCCTGAACTACCGTCTATTCCACTTGTTCCTGATGAACCTGATGTTCCACTAGTTCCTCCTGTTATTACTACTGTAATGTTTCCACCACCATCATTTATAACCGATGCACCACTGAATGTAATTCCTGAAACAGAAGTAACTGGTGTTCCACCGTCTCCAACTGATAAGGCTGAGCCAGACCCTGAAGTTATACCTGTAATTGATACTACACTACCATCACTATTATTAAGAGATAACGTTGAAGTACCACTATTATAAGTTCCTCCAGTTACTGTTCCTGTAAATCCTGTAATTGTTACTGTTCCTCCATCGCTATCATATAAAGCTAAAGACGTTGTTGCAGAAAAATATGTACCACCCGTAATCGCAGTATCATTTAAATTGGCAATTTTCCATCTAGCATTTTCTCTTGTAACACCATTAACACCTTCAATTGTTGAACCTGTCCAAGCATTCATAAGGGCTTGTCCACCAGCTCCAATATTTACAACTTGATATCCATACGTTCCCTCAGTAATATCACCATCAGCTTCCGCAATGTTCCATAAACTTGAATAGTTAGGAATTGAATATTGGTAGGTTGTTTGAGCTTGTTGAACAAATACCAACATTCCAAGTCTTCTTCTTCCACTTGAAATTCCATCGTTAAATAAATTCAACTGATTGATTACAGGTGGTGGTGAAGCGTATCCCCCACAAATAAAACTTATAGGGATTACATTTCCTGAAAAACTTACCTGTCCTCCATCATTATAGGTATCAATTGGGATGGTCCAGTTTAAATCGGCATGTTCCCATACTTCCATGTACCCACCAACAGTGTTTACACTAAAATTTACTCCACTGTCTGAAGTTCTTTCAACAGAAAATGGTGCCGCAACTACAGTATCAGATGTCGGGTTTTTATAATTAAAGCTCATTTATTTTATCTTTTTTTTTTATTTTATCTTTTTTATTCTATAAATATTTGTGTTACTAAACTAAAGTTCCTCCTTGGAAATAATTTGGTAAAAATCCTGTTGATAATTGGAATGATGTTCCATTAAATGTTGAATACATTCTATATGTTCCAGCAGGAAGATTTGTACTTCCTGAATAGTTTATTAGTAAACTGTTATAACTTGCATTCATTGTTCTTGATACCATACCTCCAGACGATGTACCGTTCTTAACTGTAGAATATTTTTGTCCGTTTGTCGCTCCAGTTGAAACAAATACTGTAACCCAACTTGTCGCTGTAAATGCTCCAATAGGTATTTGAACAGTTTGGAATGTATACGCCACAATAGGATTACCATACGCATCATTACCACCAGATGTTGTTGATATTGGTGCCGTTATGATTGCTGGTTCATCTCCTGTTGCTAAACTTCCTGTCCATCCTGAATAAGCAATGTATGCGTTCATCTGAGCATCAAATGTTCCTTGAACTGTAGATGGACTAGAAGAACCTGCAACATTGAATCCTTTGAATTGTCCAGGGGCCACAAATCCTTGTGAAATCATCCAATTAGACAAATTAGTTCTAGGTATCGCAGCTCCTGTATCCATAAATACGTAAGCAAATAATGGTTGATTAGTTGGTGTAGGAGTTGGTGTTTGAGTTGGTGTCTCAGTCATTGTAGGTGTCTGAGTTTGTGTTACCGTTGGTGTGTTTGTTGGCGTCTCACTTGGAGTTGAAGTTACAGTCGCAGTATTAGTTGGAGTCGGTGTCATAGTCGACGTTTCAGTCGCCGTTGCCGTAACCGTTGCAGTATTAGTTGGAGTTGGAGTTGAAGTAGCGGTTTCAGTAGGTGTTGATGTTAATGTTGTAGTTGGTGTACTTGTAACTGTTGGAGTCTGAGTTTGTGTTACCGTTGGTGTATTAGTAGGAGTCTCACTTGGAGTGTTAGTTGGAGTTGATGTGTTAGTTGCGGTGTTGGTTGGTGTTTGAGTTGTTGTATTAGTTGGCGTATTTGTAGGAGTCTCACTTGGAGTCTGTGTTGGAGTTTCTGTATTAGTTGGTGTTACGGTTGGAGTACTAGTTGGCGTAGGACTAGCTCCTATTGTAGGAGTTGGACTTGGCGTATTTGTTGGAGTCGGTGTATTAGTCGCAGTTTCTGACGGAGTTGGTGTTAATGTTGCCCCTGGAGTTATCGATGGAGTTGGTGTTGGAGTAGGTGTAGTACAATCTAAAGTTATTACTACTCCGTTGAACATATCTGTTCTTGTATACCCTGAACCGAAGAACGATGTATTAACATAAATGCTAAATGGACCTAACGCATTTGAGTTGGAAGCTAATCTTACTATGTATGTTGTACATGCACTTACACTAACTTGTTCAGTTACTGTAGTGTCATTACAACCAGGTGCGTTATTTACGACTAAAATATTATAAAGTGCCATCCGCGGATTTTATTTAATAAATACCGCAAGTATTCTATTTCCTTACTAATAATCTTAAAAATAATAAAATGAATCTTTTTTTTTAAAATTATTTATTAGCAGCTTGGGTCTGATAAATTTAAATCATTAATAAAACAACTTGGGTCGGCTAAACTAACTCCAAAAGTACAAGATGAATTTTGAATATTAATGTCAACATTACAATTTGCCATCTCAATTGTAATTTGGAATGTACAACCAAAAGTACAATCCAATATTTTGAATATTGAACAATTATTGGAGTCAACCAATGTCAACATTATTTGAGGTGCGGTCTGAAAAATTGAAGGTATAACAGTATTATAATAAACTGTAGGTGGAACCGCAGAACTTATGGTACCAATCAAAGTTTGATAATTACCATAAACGTCCGATATATAAACACTAAACGGATACGCCGTACTCCCTGATATGTCTGTTATTCTAACTTGTGTCATGATAAGCACATTATGTCATAAACTATGATTAAGTCAATTACAATTTCTTGCCCTTGTAAGGATGTATTGTTTTTGCTTGTTTCAATAGTGATTTGATTATTTAATTGGTTGATAGTTACATTACCTATACCAGGAATACTCAACAATAAAGATTTTATAGTATTATACCATAAATTATCACTTGGAGCTTGAACTAAAGATGTTGAAGTAAAGAATGGTTGACTAACTACTATTCCTGCAGGATTTACCGATACTTTGGCGGTATATGTTGCGTTAACTAAACTACAACTTGTATTACCTGTAGTTAAATCATAAAATCCTTCGTTCAACATTTGTAACATACCAAATTTAGTTGGTGAAGAAACGTTGAATACTTCTGCTCCCATAACATATGATTGATATGACGCATAGTTCTTATAACAATTAATACTTGTTGTTCTTGTTAAAGAACATCCGTTATCATCAACTACTGTTAAACTATATGTTCCTGCGGTTAATCCTGTAACTTGAATTTGTTGTGGTTCATTAGGAATATTATCCGACCAATTAAAATTAAATGGTGGTTCACCTGATGTTATAAATGCTGTTATTTGTCCATTACTACCACTACCACAAGAAGTACTATATAATGAGAAATCTAAACGTTGACTAAATGGAATAAAAACAGTTTGATTTTGAACACACCCATCAGAATCGGTAACACTAACATTATGGGCTCCTGCGGTTAAATTATTAAACGTTACCGCACTTAAGTTAGTATCAAGTACGTTATATAACCCATCTACAGAATAATCCAAAGGCATTGTACCTCCTGTTGTTGAGTATATGGTTATTATTCCATTATTTTGATTACAACTTGTTTCAATTATATCTGTTGAAATTGTAAATTTGTTTTCTGTTATGATGGTAACTTCTTGCATATACGAACACCCTGTCGAATCTGAAACTGCGACAGTATATGTCCCTGTAGATAATCCATCAAAAACATAAGTTGTTTGAGAAGTGTTTATATTAAGTTGTGTACCATCTGGTGAAATTAATGTATAAGTGTAAGGAGTTGCTCCACCAACTACCGATATTTGAATTAATCCATTTGTACTTGAGCAAGTTGAATTTTGATTAGTAACTAATACTGAAGTTATTCCACCAGGAGTTTGTAATGTAGTTCCAGCAAATAATTGACAATACGCAGCATCTGTAACTTGGAAGTTATAATCACCCGCAGTCAATCCTGATAAACTATAAGTTTTTGAATATGATATTAATACGTTACCAGTTGACGCCGAATAATAATAAGGCGCAGTTCCTCCCGTGATAGTTAAATTAATAACACCATTATTTTGAAAACAACTTGGTGATGTTGAAGTTATAAGACCTAATCCAATTTGATTAACATTTGTTACCGACCCTTCCTCAGATTTTGTACATCCATACGCATCTGTTACAGAAACCGAATAACTACCTGAGGTTAATCCCGTAATGGTGCTTCCTGTTTGACCGTTACTCCAAAGATATGAGAATGGAGCTTGTCCTGTTTGTCCTGTTACAATTATTTTACCTATTGGAGTTCCTCCACAACTTGAATTTGGTACAACATATAAACCAAAACTAAACTCTGTTGACGTGTCAATAATAAAACTTTGTGTCTCTCCCGTACATCCTCCTAAATCTTGGGCCACCATATAATAAGAACCATAATCAATTCCTCCAAAAACAACTTGTTCAGTATTAGTCACTGCTGATTGAATCAAGGTGTTACTCATATCATACAAATAAAAATTTGTTGACGAATATTGAGATGTTGAAGTTCCTGTTACAGAACCATTGGCTAAATTACATGTTGTATCCTGCACCCCTAAAATTGAAGCACAAACTCCGCTTGACACAGGTATGTTTATATAAAACTCTTGGTTAGTTGGTATTGTAGAATCATTAACTCTGATTACATACGTATCTGCCGACAATCCATATCTAGATGAATAAAGTACTGCGGTATCTTGCCCTAAATCAGGACTTGTCCATTGAACGGTATATGGTGCGGTACCTCCTGTTGGTACTATAGTAATAGCTCCACCATTATTTGATTGGCAATCACCCGTAATCTGTAATATATAATTAAAAGCAGCCATTAAATGGTATTACAATTTATGTTAATGTTTATTCCTGAATTTAAAGACAATATTTCTCCAACATTCCTTTCAGTACAAGTAAGACTCGTTACTGTTAAAATATTGCCATTTAAGTAATAAGTGTATCCATATTTGTATAATTCAGGTAGATATTGAATTAAAGCATTTCTCCAATCTCTGTTTGATGGCACATCTGTTAATCCATAACCAGTATAAAATGGTTCTTGTATAATACTATCACCTCCAATCGTTAAGTTAACATACCAATTAGATTGTACTGAATTTTGTACACATTCATTTAACGTTACCCCACTTGATGATAACATATTATTTAATCTGTTAGACAAAATACTACTAAAATTACTTACATTGGTATCACCATTTAACCAAGGGTATATATTAAAATCTGTATACTCCGTCGCACATGTATAATCAAATATATTTGAAATAATAAAACAAGGGTCGACAGGTACTGGTATAAATTGACATCCTCTTTGTCTTCTATAAACAAATTTTTGTTTATGTAAAACTGAGTTTTCCATTCTAACACCTGTGTTCCAAATAGTTGTGGCAGGAATCATTTGTTCTGCTAATTTCATCCAATAAGGTCCAATACCATTTACGTAATCAATTAGTTTTTGATACGTATACTTGTTGTTTGGTAATCCCACAGTTGCTTCGGATTCAATATATTTCCACCAAATGGATTGTAACGTTGGATATCCTCCTGTTTTACCATCTGTAATGTATTGTCTGTTTCTAACATTAATCATGTTCTGCCAAAATGTTTGAGAGAATTCGAAGAATGTTTTTTTCTTTGGCTTAGGGTCAACATATGTCCAATCCACACCGCCAGGTACAGGATAACCAACAGTTAATCCTGATTCAGGAATTGGATAATCATATCTTCTTGATTGGTCCCAAACATCATAAACAAGACCTTGTCCAGGGTTTAAAAATAAATCAACGTTCTTAACATTTAAAACTAACTTTTCGTTATCAACATAATAATAAGCATTATAGTCAGCGTTTGTTGAAACTCTTATTTTATTATCTTCTTCTAACCATGATTTATTATTATCAACAACTTGAGTTAATTTAAATCCTTCCGTCATATAAGGAAAATCTCTAAATCTATTCAAATATGGTTGACCATAAGAAAACGGAGTTAATTGAGTTTGAATATCATAGTTTTGTCCTGTGTATACACTTCCTGTAATTCGTACTTGGTCAGGACTTCTGTGTTGTGGTGTTACTTCGTACCATCCCGCTCCTAATTGAAAGAAATAATCCTCAGTATTAAGAGGTGCTTGAGGATAACCTAAATCATCTATTGGATAATCTTCTAATCTAATGTTAACATTACTGTAAGTTGCCACAGATGTAAAAGCACTATATACATTTCCTTTAATTTTATATGTTTGTCCTGGCAAATAAGATGGAGTGTCTTGTACGTAAGTACCTCCCGATATTGAAGCCCATTGTGTATAGAATTGGTCTAAATTAATTCTTTGGTCAGCAAGATAAATGTGTTCATTAAATTCAATTAATGATTCGGGTGCTCCAATCAATCTCATCATAAATTCAACAGACCTCCTTGTTCCTTTAGATTTGAAAAGGTATGCCGCATTTAAAATTAAGTTTCTATAAAACGCATAATTTAATTCTGTAGGCGTTAAGGCTCTTGCATAACCAGGATAAGTTGGTGTGTTTGTATTTCCAAAAACAGAACTTAAAAAGTCTTCATTTGTTATTGGTGAAAAATTTGAAGAGTACCCTAACGTTCTTGCAAGGTTAACTAACAACTCAGATGGAATGTCATTTTCAGGATTATAATTAACCGAATTCATATAAGCCAATGCGTCAATGAATTGTTTTACTTGGTCAAAACTTCTACCGTATATTTGAAATATTTTTTCAACTTTTTGTCCTCTTGTATCAAATTCTTTTAATGAATCAGAAGTTAAAAATCTTGATATTAAATTTGTTTTAAAGGAGTCTAAATTCTTACCAATTTCCTCTAATTTACTTAAATAGTCATCAAACAAAAAGGACCTAATATCTAAATTCCAAGTACCATCCAACGGCCAAGTAACTTGTTGATAGTCAGTATAAAATTGACCATCTTCATTTTGTTGAGGTACTTGAAATATTGCGGTATATGGTGGTCTTATTAAACGATTTAATAAGAACTTCTCAATTTCATCAAAATTCTCTGCAAAGATTTTATCTGTGATAAAATCATTTGGTTTTATTTGGTATTGTTCGTTCGTTGTAGAGGCTGTAGTACCAAATGGTGCTCCTGATACATAAAATTGAATATAACCCGAATTTAACGTCTCTGATGGGGTAAACGATACAACATTATATATGTTATCATTAATACTTACACAATAATCTAAATAAGTGTTATATAAGTTTCTGTATGGTGACTGCGTAATCTCACTAGCTAATAAATTAGTTGATGCGCTTATTGAATAATCAATGCCAAAAGGGTTATTAATTCGACTAACCTCAACTTGAAAATATGTTTCATCTTCTGTTTCATTATATTGGATATCAATCGCGGTAGGTCCTGTTGTAAAATCAAGGTTAGTAGACATGATATCCAAAGAAGCTGGAAACTGATGAAGAATATGTGTAACCGAAACTTGGAATCTTTTACTTAAAGAACCATACATTGAAAAGTTAAGAACCTGAGATACGTCATAGTTTGGATAAACTCTAAATTGAGTTGCCATTATTCTACGACTTTCGGTTAAATCTTCAATATCTAACGAATCTAAACTAATAGGTTCAGAGAACGCTCCAACGTTAAAGGTTCTATTAACCTTTTCAACCACTGAAGTTGTAAACTCAAAATTACCTTGCGTAAGTCCGCCACCCTCAACTGTTTGTAATCCTACAATGTTGTCAGAAAAGGTTGCAGCTCCACTACCAGGTCTTGGAGGGTAAAAGTATTTCGTAGTCTTTTGCGTTATCGCCATTAGCTAGTTATGTTTGTAAAGTTTTTACTGAAATCAATATTATCGTTTCTATTTTGTCTAACCTCATATAACAACGCGTTAAATTGGTCTCTAATTTCATATAAGTTGTATTGTCTGTATATGTTATTTTGAGAGTCATAGATTGTGTAAATACCATCATCAATAGACTTGGTCTGATTACCGTAAAGAGCAATAGCAAGAGATGAGATATCGTATTCAACCATTTCTACCTCCAAACTAATAGGATTAAAGAAAGTGTTAGTGATAATAATATCTTGGTCAGGCTGTCCAATATATGGAGTTGCATTTGGTTTGTTAGTTGGTGATGATGAAGGTGATAGTGTTAGGAAAATAAGATTCGAATCTCCATCGACATATCTATATCTAATAGATTTTTGAGAAGTATTAACTTCATTACTTACAACTGGTTCACAATAAAAACTTGAAGTAACTACTCTAAAGAAGTTAGGTATTTTTGAGCCGTCATTATTTAAGTATTCAATTCTAAATCCTACAAGTCCTTGAGGAACAAATTTATTTTGGTATTGAGTAGGTACGTTACTAATATCGATAACAAGACCTTTAACATTTGGTAATGCGCTTAAAACACCACAATCAGTAATAACGGTTCTTATTTGAGCTGGTCTTAAATATAATGTGTAGATACCTAATGCGTTAAATTGATTTGCAGGTAATGTTAAATTATATAACCCACCTAAAACTTCAACACCCGCGTTTCCTCCTGTTTCACTATTAGCAAAGTAAGGTTTAAGTATGGTAGGTGCGTCCAATTTTGTAAGCACAAATTGGTCTGTCACATCCCTTGTTGGAGTGTAGTTCATGATTATCTCAACATCCTGTGGTGAAACATCTGATGGTCTTATTGTACCGTATGAGCCTATTGCCATGTTCTCTTATTTAATTTATAAATAGTTTAGTTCTTTTTTTCATTAGGTTCTTTTCTTATTATCGACATTAAAAAATCCATAACCATAATTAATCATGTCTCCTAAATTATCAACCTCCCCTAATCTTTGTACTCTTTCATATGCACTATTCTTTCCTCTCTCCACAAATACGTCCGTTTGTACTTGAGCTTGGTCAATAACTTTTAATAAAACCTCATCTTTAGTTATAGGAACAGAAGTTAAATTGTTACTAGTTAATCCTGATGATTGTTGGAAAAAAATAGTTGTCCCGTCACTATAGTCATAATAGTTTACGTTTGTTATAGTGTAAGCAGTATATACTGAATTAATATCTGATATCGCTCCCCATATTTGTCCGTTAGCAATGACAGGAACTCCAACTTGGAATTTTGGTGAACCATATTGGGCTAATTCGTTAACTCTTGATTTTGTTAATCCAGATACCGTAAATGGTATTGTCACATAATTGTTAGACGTTTGTGCCGATACAACATTGACAGCATCTCCTGAAAATATGTAATCATATGACACAGGTGTCCCAATCCAATTTCCAGACGAAGGAGTAAAATACGCAGTTCCTTGTGGGTTATAAATTGTTGGATTTGTGAATGGAGTCTTAATTGTTTTTGATACTCTTGTTACACCCCATGGATTGGTTTGTTCCATAGTAATTGTATATTCACTATTTGCCGAAGCGTAAGTATGTGTTATTGATGTTGGTGTATACCCTGTTATAATTTCTTTTGGTGTACCATCTCCCCAATCAACTTTGTATGCAGATAAATCTAAAAACTTTTGAAATTGGTTTGATGTATTATAAACATTATAAACATATGGGTTTGTAGTTGTTGATGAAAATATAAAATTCGCAACCACATCTTTTTGTAATACCGCTCCATCAAATGGGCTATAGTAACCAGCGTCTACCGCTGTTTGTCTTAATAGAATAGGTACCGTTAGGTTAGTTAATAATGAAGTACCATCAGGACCAGAACTAACAACCGCAGTCATTGCAGAATAAACACCTACAGGAGTTCCACTATAGTTAACAACGAATAAGTCTCCTTTAACATTTTCTGGCGATACAGTTATTTTATATAAGTCTTGCATTATTGTGGAGGATTAACATATTCAAACCATTTTATGGGTATATTTGTTCCCACCCTTTGACCTTGAGTATTAAAGACTTGATATGTTTGAGTTGTATAGTCCAACTTAACCGTATAGTAGAAATACTGAGTACTATCGAAGGCGTATTTATTACCCGATAAATAAGCTTGTGGCCCATTTGTTTGGTCCAAAGGATTAGTCCCTTTACCTGTCATCATTTTAGTAAATTGACCTGTCTTAGCATTGTAAAACTTGGCACTCATATAAAATGTACTAACATCCAAAAAGTTTCTTTTCTTTAACCAATAAATAAAAAACCCTTCTTTATCTCCAACATAATCTAATACAAACTTTGGTTTCTTAATGTTAACCAATGTTCTTTGCATTTGAGTTTCCATTGTTAAACCTTGTTGGGTTGGTAAAATTATTGTCAAATAATTTGTTTGGGCTTTTTCATCAGGAGTGTCATAAAAGTCCAATTTGAAAAATGAATTACTAAAATTGTTTTCGTAATAGTAAACTTCTTGAGGTGTAAACCCTTCTCCTAAATAATTGATTCTCCAATTATTAATATCATTTAATGAACCTCCAGAATAAAAATAAAACTCATAATTAATTTCAGTATTATTTGTTGTTGCAGTTGCAGGCAAATGTTCAAATCTTGAAACTTCAAAATCTCTACCAACACCTATTACTTCAGTAATAACAGTTTGTTCATACTCTTCAATTGCCATATCTAAACCTAAATAATCCCATTGCAATTCAACAGGAATATTGATTTGTTTGTCGGTAATTCCGTCTTGTCTTATTACTACTTTATTCACAATTATCTATTAATGGTTTGAATGAAAAATCATATCCTGTTAGATTATCATTATAGTTTATACCTTCAGGTATTAATCTAAAGTTTATATCTGAGTAAGGGTATTGTGCTGTATTCAAATATGGATAATCTACACCTCTACCAAGATTATCTCTATATCCATAAGTATACAAATCTCTCCATCTGAACTGTTGGTCCGTCATAGAGTAAAATGACCATTCAGGTACTTGGTCTACAAAAGCAACTCCACCTGTTTCAATATAATCAGAGAATACCCTAATTGTCATCTTATTATGGGGTTGATAATAATACCCTGGCGCGTTTGTTGTTGAAACTGTTGTTGTTTGAAAAACAGTTTGATTAAACTTTAATTTATGAAAATACGGAGATACCACTCTTTCTATTTGCTCATAGTCATTCCACTCACAGAAATCACCGTCCATCAAATCTTCTTTTTTTAAGTCTAAGTTATAATAGAATGTTTTGGTCTCTCCGTTTGTTAATGTATATGCCGAGACTGGTATGTTTGTGTTTGATTTTTCATTAGTTAAATTCCACCATGGGTTTGTAGTTTTTGATAAATTAAACTCCCACCCTTGTTTCAATCCAACTCCATTTTGTGGACTATTAAAATAACCTGAATAACCCTTATTAACTATTGTTAAATAAATTTCGGTTATTGGTCTTTGTTGATTGTCTTTTAATCCAGCAAAATCCAAATCATATTTTGATGTTACATTATAAGTATTACTACTGGTTTTTTGAGAAATTCTTGTAATGTTGTTTGGAGTTATTGAACTATATTCTAATTTCTTTTCTTCATTAAAAATATTTTTTTCAAACCCAGCTTTAACCATTTCAAGGTCTGTTAGATTCGTTAAAACTTTATTTTGTTTTACATAATATTTTGACTTAGTTTCAGTTAAGTTATCAGGATTAATAACTCTTTTAAACGTACCTGTTGTACCATTACTAAATGTTGTTCCTGTATATCCAATATTTAAAACATTAAAAACATAAACACCGCTATCAAATAACCCATTACCTATAGAGTATACTTGAAATATATTTGAGTTTCTATACGTTAAAGACAATTCAACATATTCACCTTCAGTTAATCCATGAGGTGCAATACAATTAAACGCAATAAGTCCATTACCATTTGATGTAGAATTTAATATTGAAAAAGGTATTCCATCTTTTGCCAACCAATTTACGGCATTTGTATTATTTGAATAATAAGTTAATTCTTTATTATAATTGTTTTCATATGGATATGTTAAATAGTACATCCAATTATAGGTATAAGCGCTTTTTGCTTTATATAAAAAATGTTGGTCTGAAATATCTGGTCTAAAAAAATCAAATTCATAATATTGTGGATATCCAGGCCATTTACCGTTACCACCATTTTGAGCACTTGATTTTGAATTCTCAGGACTTGTATAATAAAGATTATATTGAAAAGGTAAGTATCCTGTAGTTCCTGTATAAGTATTGGCGTATAGATAGGAGACTTTAAACGTTGGTCTAAAGATTGTACATCCTTGTCTTTCATCATCATATACTTGAGCCAAACTAATTGTCGAACTCCTATCATATTCAGTGATTTGTTGACTTTGTTCTTCAAGTGTTAATGAAATTTCCTCATTAACCGATGGAGCCCCTTTATATCTTAAGTTACTTGGAACTATTGTATACTTACTCATCTATTGAATATTTTGTTTTAAATCTGTCTAATGCCGATTCTCCTTTAACCACTCCAAAATAAAATTGGAATGGAGCTCCAACTAAAAATTTACTTGAAGTTTGTGGTGTTGAAGTGTATCGTCCTCCTACTGTTGGATAACTTGTTACGTTTCCATCTACACTATATATGTATCCTCTTGCGGTTAAGTCATTTGCAACTGATGTTCCATTTAAATAATATTTTGTATTTGTGGCTGCCCTATCTAAAGATTGATAATTATTTTGAATAATATCAGCCGTATCTGTCGCCCAATTATTATTTTGATTTCCAAATATAGTACTACTACCTGACGCAAATTTCCATTGATAAAATGGTGTTAGTTGTGACTTAACTCCATATGCAAATGGAAAATATCCATTATTATTTGTACCTCTAAAATCAATTCTGCCAGGAGTTAAATAATCTTTAGTTTGTAAATCTTGAGTTGTTGATGAATACCAAACAGCCATAATTGGGTCACTACTTGTACCTAAAATATTTGTTGCATTAATTTCTCCAGGTCTTATTTCATAATATTCAGGTGAAAAATTAACATTACCTATTTCAGAATTTATTGACATCAATTGTGCTAAATCACCGTCAATTCTTCTTTGAGGTCTTGAAAATAATTGATTAATAGAGTTATCTCCTAAAGGAATTATTTGAGCTAAAAAACTTTCATCTGTAATTCTAGAAATAACAAATAAATTAATTAAATCTGAAGTATCGCCATAACTAGTTGAATCTATGTTAGGCATTATATATCCTTTGGTAGCTGGGTCAAAAGTTATTTCAGAATAAAAATAATCTTTCATACCCAAGTTAACAATTGTAGTTGGATACAATAAATTTAATACGTTAACTCCACCAGGGTTATTTGTTTTTTTACCTATAAATTTATTTGAAATATCATTCCAAGGACTACTTCTATAATAGAAATTATTGCTATCCATATTGAAATATGCAACAGCGTTGGCAAATCTAGGGTATTCAGGTTTATTTTTGCTATCATAATACGTATTAACTTGCAATGGAAATGCAAATAATGAACCATTAATCCAATTATTCATAAATGACTGAGATAAAACTCCTCGACATAATCCATAGAAAAATCTAAACCTAAATCCCCATTCTCCAAAGTTTCCAAGGTCTTTTTTCAAATCAGTTAATGGTCTTCTCATAAACATATAACACCCACCCTCAACCGCATCTGCGGTAGTACATGATTGGTTAATACTAAAATTATCACCAAAACCTTGGTAACAGTCTAATCCAACCATACTTTCACAATTAAAACTTTCTAATACTTTAATTGAGTTTGCTAACCCTTCTAAATCAGGAGTAACTGTTTGAGCTCCTGTTGAGAAAGCGGTTGAGGTGATATCGTCAGAATCAGTGTTAACTAAATAAAGATTAAAATTATTATTTTGCTGTAATAAAGATGGATTATTTGCAAATGAAGAACCATCCAATCCATCAGAAGATGGCAATCTATCAGTCCTTAAAACATTCAATGTGTCATTATTTATTAACATTGTAGGATTAGTACTAAAGAATGTTTTTGTTGTGTAATAATAACCAAAGCTAGTTGTGTCAACTACAAAACTACCTATACCTGAATTACATGCCATTACCGCAGAACCTGATAAGTCTTCACTGTTATCGTATTTCACACTAGATGCGTTGACAACATAAAAGCCATTTGAAGATAACGAAAGTACTTTGTTACCATTGATTGTTGACTTAACAGGTAACGGACTTGTTGTTGCGTCTAATGAACCATAATAGGCGGTATTTGTTGTTGTAAATCCTGTAAATGATTGTCCTGCTATTGGTGATGTTGTAGTACCAGGTTTAAAGAAATAAGATTGATAGTACATATCAGTTTGATTATACGGTTGTACAGTCATACTAGATGTATCTACTTTTTGTATAGGTATATTAACTCTTGTTGATGCGGTTATTGTCCAATTTGAATCGAATTCAGTTGTTCCAAATAAATTACCCAAACAATATTCATTAACATATTTTGGAGAATATGGGTCAACTCCTCTTTGTAATATTAAAATATATTGTTCATTACCACTTTGAAAAAATTCATAAGCATTTAAAGTATTAGTACCATCTTGGAACCATGGTAAACCTGGAATTTTTTTCCATATAGTTGAGATAGAGGGCTCATTTAAAACATTACCAAAAGTTTGAGTTGCACCTGTATTCCATATTTTAGCAGCATCTGAAACAGTTATCGCAGTAATAACTTGATAATACTCTAAATCCGCAGGAAATCTATAATTTGTTTCCGAAGAACCATATGGTAAATTATATCTTACAGGTGTTAAAATATTTGAGGTTTGAGTTGTAGCGTATGACACATCAACATATGTTGCTCCACTACCATTATAAGTTTGTCCACTAATTCCTGTAACCAATGTCGCTGTCTCACCTGTTGTCAATCCAGTATAAAGATAATTAGTGTCAGTAGTCCCTGTTACATTAACAAAGGTTAATAAGTCTCCAGCCTGAAATTGTTCTTGACATAAAACAGTTATCGTATTGTCATAATGAAATTTACCTAAATTAGAATCTTTTGCAATTGTTACTTTAATTTTATTAATGTTGGAAAAATAACTATCTCTTTGATTAAAAATATTAATCCTTTCTCCAATAGGTAAACTAAATGAATTAACAAATCTACTTCCGTTACTAAGATTTAATGTTTGAGAAAGAGGTAATTTATATCTTGTTGTATCCATATTAGCAGACGCTAATGCTAAACCTGATAATGACTCAGAATACATTGTTGCCAATAATGACCCATTTTCAGTATCACCTGAAAAATACGTTGATACTAAGGAATCGTAATAAGAATCAGGTAATGATAACAAACTTAAAACACCTCCAGCGGCATTATTATTTGCAATACCCGTTGTTTTTAAATCTTGAGTACATTCACAAGCCTGACAATCAGGATAAGTTATCATTGGTAATCTTATAGTAAAATCTTTTTTGTCACAATATTTTTTATATTTTTTAAAAGGGAACCAATTAATAACTCCTCCAATACCAACACCTGAAAGCCAACATAAAAAATCAAGAACTAAATTGTACAAATATATTAAAATGTGTGCAAGTGTTAATAGGATTAACGCAATTGGTTGTATTACCGTAAAAATTATTGAAAATAGAAAAAATAAAAAATCAAAATTTTTAAACCCGTCATTAACAGGGAATTTATTTACACTACCTTCACAGTCTTGGTCATCAATTTCTTTAATACCAATAAATTTACCAGGAGCAACCCCTAAAAGCCCTCCTCCTTTTTTATATTGGTCAATTAATGACGATACGGTATAAACTCTATTATATTGAAATTCGTAAAACGTGTCTTCACAATCTATCACTTCATTAAGCCTATCTATTTTTTGTTGTCCACTAAATCCATTGGTATATCCGCTCCACGCAAGTCCAAAATAATAAGAACTTTGTTGTCTTTTACTATTTAAAGTTGTCGGAGTACCAAATGTTGTTGGGTCTGTAGTTGGTGTTGACCATCCGTATTCTTTAACATTTGGAACTAAATAATAAGGTCTTCTTGTTTGTAAAGTCAAATCGTTTGGTTGAGTCCATTTAACTTTAAAACGATATTTTGCCTTTGTTGGAATACCCACTGTTGGGTCATTAGATAAAACTTTTTCTCCAAATTCGTTAGTTATAAAATAATCTAAATTCATTGGTAGTTCTATAAGCCATGTCCCTGACCCATCAATAACATTACCTGATTGTTCTAAATCATATTGTTCTAAAACAGGATTACCTTCACTATCTTGTTGTATTGTTTGTCTTAATGCTAAGATTTGGCCAGGAGCTGTAGTTAACCCACATAGATTACCCATATCATCTCTTGGTCTACCATTTGCACGTAATCTGTAACTATCTGCCGTTGAAAACATTGAACCCATAAAAACTGATGTTGGTTGGATATCAACATTAGCATCATCTCTTAAATCAAAATCTAATCTACTAACTGCAATTTGGCAAATTGTTGGGTCTCCCCATAATGGAGAAATTTCGGCGTTTTTAGTTAAGCTAATAATTTGAGGTAATGAACTTAAATCAGTTGAAGTCCTAAATTTACTACCAGCAACTTGAGCTTCTGTCGCAAGACCCATTCTAATCAAATCCTGAGGTGTTAGAGAGAAGTCCCCTATATCTGATAGGTCAACATCCATAACAATAGTTTGTTCTCCTAATGGAGCTCCCATTATCATGTAATCACCACTCTCGTTAGTTTTGGCTGTGAACTTATAATAAGTGTCATAAATTTCAACGGCAGTTAATCCTGTTAGAACATCCAATCTTGTTGGGAGGGTTCCTGTTGCCGCGTGCTTTGAATAAGATTTTTCGTAAGGTAATAGATTATATCTATAACCGTCATCATTTTTGTCTGTTGGTGATTTGTAAGGATATATACTTGAAATAAGTGGGTTAGATTCATCTACAGTTTTTATTGGGATAAAAACAGATACTCTCGCATTAGGTATACCAAATCCATTGTTTGCAGTAACCCTACCTACTAATACCCCATATTCCGAACAACTTCTTGTATAGATGTTGGACTGTTGTATTTTCAACGATAAGATTTCTAAAAACTCAAATTCTTGGTCTATTTGAACATTAATATTTTTATTAACACCAAGTTCGGTTTTAATACGATATGATTCAGCCATGTAATACCTTTAATTTATAAATAGTTTATGTGTTATTTTTAAAGTATAAACACACTCTTTTTAAATTATAAACTAAACGATTTGAGAATAAACCTATTAAGAGAAGGTAACCGATTGGAAGTTTTTAACCGAAATTCTGATGTCTTTATTTGGATAACGAATTTGATAAACTTGTGATGGTTGAGCAAAAATTGTATCGTCAACAGGTGCAATTTCTTTTGTTTCGGGATTTGAATATTGCATTGACGTTTCAGCTGAAGAGTATTGTCCCCCAACATTATTATAAACGTTAAGACCCGCAACAGTTAAAACACCATTTTGATTTTGGACAATACTTCTAATCTCAGATAGATAAACGTTTTGACCAAGTTGTCTTACTTGTGGATTAAAATATGTGGATATCTTATCAACAACATCAGAAATAATCTGTCCTGAATTTTGTGCAGAGTCTAATACAATTTGAACATCAACACTAAGGTCAATAACCTCAGCAGTTAATATTGAAATATAATCATTCATCATTCTATAGTTAGAAAGATATGTTGCAACGTTCTGTCTTAATGTATCAGATACAATACTTGTTAATTTACCTGATGTATCGTAAGATAATAACTGAATTAAAATTTTGTTGTTGTTTTCCGTAATTGAAACTTTTGCTGGAGCTCCAAACTCTGATGGCATATTTCTAATAATCGCTTCATAGTCTTGTACTGTAACCGCTCTCTTTTGTGCCGCAAAGTTAAATGAAACATAGTTTCTAATTTCCTCTAATGAAGGAATACCTGCTCCACCAATTGCTGCAGTTACGTTAGTACATCTTAATGAGTTAACTACTGAAGAGTTGGTTGACTCTGAAGGTCCATTAACATAAAATGAAACGGTTCCTATTTGAGTAATAACATTTGTACCTAAGTTTGTTGCCAATCCACCACCGACTCTATATTGAATAAATAATGTTGAATTAGGGACTAAGGCAGAACCTAATGAAAAGTTATTAGAATATCTTTGTAAGTCTAATGTTGTACCTAATGTTGTAAATTGATTTAATGCATCTTGAGCGGTGTTAGTTCCACCACCAAATGTCATCTTTTTAAATCCTTCAGAAGTGTACTCACTAATAAATCTATTTTGAGTTTGAATATATTTTCCAACTTTAATACCTGGCTGGTCTGATACTTTTGTAGGGTCTTCAATAAACACTCTATCTTCGGCTAACGCATCAACTTGATACCACTTATTAGATGCTCCTAAGAATTCTGCAGCTGTTGGTAAGTTTGTATACTCTGTTCCACTTTTTAATAAAACACTAGTAATGCCTAATACGTTCTTTTCAGGTAAGAATAATTCAAAAAATGGTCTAACATCATTTGGGCCAATAACTCTTTTAAACACTTTAGTAATACCATTAACAACAAGTTCTCTTTTTGTAATAGTATAGTTAATTAAAACGTTATTTGCATTAAAGTTAGGTATCTTTAATCTATTCGGGAATCCTTGGGCATTATACGGTGATGTAAAATCAATGTCATATATGTTTTCAAAAACTATTCCTGCTCCTGTTACTTGAGAACCTCTTGTAAGTGTTCCTAAGTATCTTTCATCTTCTTTGTCCCCGAACGCAGGTACTGTAATTGAAAAATCGACTAAAGATACTGAAGGTCTTTGACCTGGCAATTTTAAACCATAGGTTCTTGCAATGTTATAAATTGAAGACCTTTGTTGCGCATATTGAAGAACTGTTTCTTGAATACTTCTATCAATATGATAATGTAGGTTATCTGCAACCGCAGCATTTAAGTCTAAGAATACTGAAAATACAGAAGCGTCATTAAAATCTTGAATTAATTCAGGATAATATGTTCTTACATAATTTAATAACTCAGTTCTTATTCCTTGATAGTCTCTGGTTGTATATGATATTTTACGATTTGCCATTTATATTAAATATTGATAATAACAAAATCACTCTGCGAATAAGTGTTTTTATCTGTTGAGTAGTCTATTTTAACTTTTGCCGTGTAATCCGAAGTTCCTTTTCCTGGAAATCTATATATTGGAGATTCAGTTGTTCCTAACGTGCTTTGACCTGTTGCAATATCAACTTCCTCTTGTGGGTCTGCAGGGGTGATTGTTATATTGTTTAACAATAGATTTGGCATAAAGTTTGCCACAGCATCTCTTATGTCAGATTCAATTGCGTCGAATGTAAGTCCATCAAACGGTTCAAATACAAATTCATATAATCTTGTTCCAAAAGTAGGCAAAAAATATCTTGAACCTTTTCTTGTTAACAAAAGATGAATTAAATCCGCTTTAATTTCTTGTGCTTCAAACTGAGTAAGTTGCAAATAATCTCCCCTACTAGAATCTCTAAAAGGGAAATTAAGACCATATGTTGTACCTTGAGCCATAACTATAAATATAATGTCCTGATTTTTCCTTATAAATAGATTAAAATAAATAATCCCGATGGTGGTCGGGATTATTTAATTACTTTAAGATGAACAACCGAAACATTCAATTTCGATTCCTTCAGGTTTTGGTGGTAAATTCATATCACTATAGTCCACTTTAGGAACCTCAACAT